TGATCCAGCTTCGCGTGGTCGGCAGGATGAAGTCCCCGGCGGTGTCGACGGTCGGCGGCGCGGTCCCATCGCTGAACCCGACAGCCCATTCCAGCGTTGTGCCGGCGACCTTCAATTCGTGCAGGCGGACATGCGATGCATCTGCCGGGTCGAAGTTGATCTGAAAGCTGGCAGAGCCTGGCGTCGCCAAGCCGGCCTCATACGTTCGGGCCATGTCAGACAGACAGGTGGTTTCGATCTGCTCGATGGTGGTGTCGATGCCGTCGATACCGATCACGCAACCGACAACCAGGACGGAATCATCGTCCGGGTCGATGGTGTAGAGCATGGTGCGCTGGGTCTTGATTGCCATTGGATTTCCTCTGGGCGGTTTTGTTAGGCACAAAAAAACCGCCTCGCGGCGGTGTGGTTCCGTGCTGAAGGGTGCCTCCCCCAGCGTTCGGAATTAGCGTGGGGTCAGCCAGTCAGACTCGATGGTGATCCGCACATTGTTGGTTGTAGGGTCTTTGCCGCCTTCGCTGATGTCGGCGTAGGCGACCGGCTCGATTGCATCGCGGATGGCGATTGCCACGGCCCGCGCTGCTTTCGTGGTCTTTGCGTAGATGTCGATCTGGATGTTTCCGCTGTCCATGTCCGGCAAGTCGCCCAGATATTTCTCCGACTGCCCGGTGATCTGCTGATAGGTGCAATACGGCAGCGCCACGCCTTGCGGCGCTTCGCCAGCCGGATAACAGCGGACCGGGCTCGCGCCGATCAGCGCCTTGACCGCAGACGATGCGGACAGGGTGTCGAATAGGGGTGCGAAGGTCATTGCTTGGCGATCAGCTTGTCGAGTTGCACATGAAGCTCCTTGACGATCTCATCTGTGACCTGGCCCACGTTGTTCGCTAGCGCTGGACGCATGACCGGCCGCGCCGGTACGCCTTCCCTGCCGAACTCCAACAGTCGCCAGTGGCCAGTGTCATCCGTCCCCTTGCGCGGCCTTGCCCCGCCTGCAACGCCGACCTTGACCATCACCCCGCCGGCACGCAGCCCGCCCTTGGTATCCGCCCGACTGGTGATCGCCTTCGGTATGTTCGAAGTGGTTGCCGGGTCATCGTTCCAATTTGCAACTGCGCCAGCACGGGCGGCCTTCACCACGATCCTAGCTCCCTTGCGAAGTGCGGCCGTGCCGCCTTTCTTCGCCAGCTTCGGCCCGAGCGCATGCATCTTTGCCAGCACGCCGTCCAGGCCTTGAATCTGGTTATCGGCCACGGACTATCTCCCAAGCTGCGCCTGATTCAATTTCAGCCATCGACCACTGCCGCCACGCCAGCTGGTGCGCCCATGTTTCCCGGTCGCCAACCTGCCACGCCATCGAACCGCAGTCCTCGACGTGGATCCGCTTCCCGGCCAGCAATGCATCCACCCCGGCGTTGCTGTTGTATGTGACCACCAGCGAGGCGCCCTGCATCGCCTCCTGAAGCGTACCTACAATCGTGTCGGCGCCCGTCACCGGATACACATGGGCACGCCTGTGTGCCAGTGGATGCGGCCTGAACCGCGCTCCCGGATACTTCGCAGCCTGATCGGCGTACCACTCCGTCAGGTCCAGCCCCTGCAGTGACGCATCGCCCGGAACCTGCCCGATGATCAGCGCGTAATCGCCGCCATGATTCTCGGGTTGCAGCAGTCCATCGTGATGCCGGTTGAACCGTTCGCCGCCGTCATCGATTACCGGTGCCGTGCCGCGGTTGTTCAGCCCGTTCCACGCCAGCGACGTCCAGGCGAATCGATCCCCCAGATAGCCCCGCTCCAGCACCAGCACATCATGCCCAGCGTCACGCAGGACCTTGCCGCGCCTCCAACCCCAGCAAGCCACGTGTTGCGTTGCCGGATAACCGGTTTTGACCTTGACCCCATGTGCAGCCATTCCCTTGGCCAGCGCCTTCGCATGTGCGGCCTGGTGGCCATTGCCCACGAAGGCGAAAGTTATTTCGTCCACACCACACCGATGCCCATCATGGAGCCGCTATCGACAAACTCGCAGTGCTCCATCCCGTGCTTGATCGACTCCCAAAACACCGGGACTTCAACCTGTTGCTGCGTCACTCGTTCCATCTGCCCCGTTCCAACGATGTCGTGGAACGCCACCAGTGGCGCGCAGTCCTTGTATGCCAGCCAGTCCTTCGTGACACCGGCCAACGTGTGGTCGCCATCGATCAGGATCGCGTCATAGGGTCCGCGGCCCTTCACGATCCGCTGCGTTGCTTCCGTCGTGCTGTCGCCGAAGACTGCACTGCATTGGTAGCCGCGTGCGTTCAAGTCCGCAACCGCATCCTTCAGCGAGGCGCGGCTGGTCGACTTTCCCCACAACGCACCGGGCAGGTCCACTGCTACGCCGACACTGCCAGCCGGCAACGCCAGCATGATTTCGTGGAAGGTGTCGCCGTGCCTTGCTCCGATCTCGCAATACCTGGTCGTGCCGCTGTCGACCAGCAATCCGATCAGGCTGCGAAGCTCGTATTCGTTCTGGCTTGCCTTCCTGCCGCTGCGGGTTACAAGCATTCGTCCAATCTCGCCGTTGGGTAGTGCTCGATCACCGTTCCCGGCGAACAGTTGAAAATCTCAACGCCTGAAAGCCGGCATTCCTCAGCCTCGGCGCGGTGCTGTTCCATGTGCACCTTTCGCCTGGCCTCAGAAGTGTCTTTCAGCGTGAATCCGTTCCGTTTCTCATCTGGGTGAGGCCCGAAGAAATGCGCCCCATGCCCGTCGAACCCCAGCAGGACGATCCGCTTCGCGCCTAGATGCCGCGCAACCTTGATCGCCAATGCACCGCTATTCGTCCCACTTGGGACGAACTGAGGTAATCGTTCCGTTCCTTCCGCCGCTCCGCTGCTGAATCTGCGACCGGCAAACTCCGGCATGTGATACCGCCACCACTTGCGATCCGCGGAAACCAAGACTTCAGCCCACGGCGCCAGCTTGAATGCGTCCGATATCACAATGCAGCGAAGGTGCCGCACGCGCTCAATTTGCTCCGGCGTCAGGCTTGGGCCGGTGGCGATTACGGCAAACATCAAGCTCCGTCGTTCGTGCCTTCAGAGCACGGCAGGGTCAGGTACTCCAGGCCGGACTCGCGATCGGACAAAACGCCTTCAATGTTGAAGATCCTTCCCCGGTGCAGAATCCGCATCGTTGCGTCAATGTCAGATCGGTAACGAATCGTGATGCGCGTGGTCACTTGCGATTGTTTGGCAGCAGACGCCACGAACTCGCGGGCGGACAATGGCTCGACAGAAGCCCAAAGTCGCGCCGCCTCCACCCATGTCACCGTTTCTTCGCCGGTCTCGCCGTCCTGCACCCTCGACTGGCGCTGCAGCTCGATCCGGTGCCGGAGATTGCCAGCCGCGAGGGTCATGCCAGCGCAGGATCACGTAGCGGGTACAACAGCGACATCACTGGCGCCGGCAGGTATCCCATTTGGAACTCGTCGTTCGGGTTCTCGTCGCGATAGCGGTACAGGTAGCCAAGCATCAGCAGCGTGGCGTTCTGGACAACCGCCGGAACGCCATCGGGGTCGCCGTCAGTGTCCAGCGGAACCTCGCCATTCGTGTCCAGGAAGTAATCTGCGCCCGACTTCAGGTAATTCAGCACTGCGTGTGACGCGCCCTCGATCATCAGATCGATGTCGGTATCTGCCTCGTCCGCATCAATCCGGCAGCGCAGCTTCGCCTGCTCCAGCGTGATCAGCTTCATGCCGGAACTCGCTTGCCGTCGCGTCCCTTGCGCACAGCCAGGCGCCAATCGGGGTTCCCAATCTCAGGCTTTGTGTCCGTGGCCTTCTGCGCGATCCAGTAGCTGCCGCCGAACGTGAAGCCGTCGTTATGCGCTGCCTCTGTTCCCTCTTGCCAGAAGCCCTTGTCCAACACAATCGGCAGGACCAGCGGGTAAGTGCGCTGTTCGTCGCCCTTTTCGAACACCAGCGTTACCGTGCGCTCGCCGTCATATTCGACGGTCATGTCGTCCCAGCCGATCCCATCCAGCCCGTCCTTCGCCCGAGGCATCCGATCGATCGCCTTGTCGGCCATGTCGAAGATGCGGCGCTCGCCGGATAGCAGGAACTCAGAGAATCGGCGTTCGAAGCAAGCGGCCACGTCATCGGCAGTCGGCGGGATCGCGTCCTTTCCGTTGGCGGGGGGATTCTCGCCCATGTACCGCCAAACTTCGCCGGCAATGCGGGCATCCGTGACTGGATCAGCGTCGCGTCCAGGCGCCGGCGGGTTCTCGGAAAGGTGTTTCGCTACCGCGGAAGCGATGGCCTCAGTTGACACTGGGTCCGCGTCCTTGCCGCTGGCCGGCGGGTTGTCAGCCAGATGCTTTGCAACCGCTGCGACGATGGCTTCATCGGAAACTGGCTCGGCGGGAATGGGCTTCCGAGCCTCCAGTTCCTCGATTCGCCTCAGAAGCGGCGCCGTCGCCTCACGAATCAGCGCACCCATCGCCTTGCCGAACTCAACCGGATCAATCATCCCGCCATCTCCAATCGTGCGGCCTCGATGGCCTTGTGCGTGGCGTGGAATGCGATCGCCTTGGCTGCGGAATCATCAACTGGCACAACAGGTTCAGCGACGGCCGGTGCCGGCTCAGGCTTTGCGAACGGATCGCTGGCGTCGCGTTGCATCAGTGCGTCCAGCGAGTAGTTCTGCTGTTGCATCCATATCGTGCTGCCGCCGGCGGGGACCGCTTTCCTGTCCAGCTTGGCGCGTGCCTCATCGATCATCAGAAGCGACCCGGAGACACCCTTCGTCAGCACTTCCATCTGTGCCGCCGTGTCCATACGAATCAAGCCGTCCAGGTCCAGCTCAGTGCCAAGCACGCGACCATCGATCTTCACGCCCTCGCCGATGCCGATGCCTTCGTCCTTGCACAGCTCGTATTCCTCGATCAGCGATTGCAGACAGGTGTTGTAGTAATCCTGCTGCAGCGCCTCGATGTTGTTGAACGTCGGCATGGTGCCAACGCCGATCTTGTATGGCGGGACGTGGAACACGCTGCACACCACCTCGGCAGACCACCGGAGCTGTTCGATCAGCTGCGAATCCACTGCAGACATCCGCATCGGCTCGTATTTCAGGCCATCGCCAGCGATCGCCACCTTGCCTGCATTCGCGCCCGTGAAATTGGTGTTCCAGTATTCCTTCAGCCGATTGGCGGTATCGGTTCCGATAGCGCCAGGCGCAGTCAGGATGCCGCCAGGGTTCGACCCGTTGCCGAAGAAATTGGCGCTGTTCTTTTCGACGTTCAGGCCGATCAACGCCGCCTGCCCAGCCGCGAATAGGGGCGAAATGCCAACCAACGGATGGAACAGGCAATTCATCCGGTCGTGGATGATTTCGGTCGCCGGGACCTGCAATGCATCTTCCTGCAGGCCGGAAATGTTGTCCTTGCCAAGCTGGTAGAAAACGCTGCCATCCGGAGCAACCAGCACTTGCACGCGGCACGGATCCAGCAGATACAGGCCGGTCACCACGCCGCGGTTGTCGCGCTGCTTCAGCGCGTAGGTATTCCCGCGGATAAGCTTCGAGGTCATCCACCATTGTTTGAACTGGATGTGGTTCTGATACCGGTTCGGCTTTCGAAGCAGTGGCGAGAACGCCGCGCTCTCGGTTTCAGACCAAATGCCGTTATCGTCCTTCTCGACCAGCTTTTCCCGCAGCTTTCCGATGTCATTCGCGATCAGCGTGATGCACGCATAGACCGCGTGATATGCCAGCACGGTATCGGCGGTCCACTCGTCGTTTTTCTGCCATGCCCCGGTGTAAGGCTCACGGATCCATGGCGTCCAGCCGCCGCGGCCATCCACTGGCTGGCCTATCGTCTTGACGTGATCGGCTCCGAACACTCGGACGCCCATCTCGGTTGCGATGTCGTCCGGGGACCATGCCATGTAATTATTCCTTCGCCTTCA